ACTCGCTTACCGCACTTGAGAGAGCCTACCGAGTTAATCTCAAAATCACCAGCCTGATTGGTAGTCGATGGCGTCCAGACGGTATTGTTTTCTTGGTCACACCACGCTACTTTGCGGGGATTTCCTGACGCGCCAAGAGCAAAGACAAAACGCTCTGCCGTAGTCATCACGGCAGCGCAGGAAGTCGGAGCATTGGTAATTGCCACAGCCTTTGTTGGCGTAGAAAAGCCTAGTTGCCATTCAAGTAATTTACCGTCAGCAGATGAACACGCCACCAAATACTCGCCCCAAGAGTCCATCGTCCAAGTGGTTGCTGGAATTACCCCACCCAAGTCTGGACGCGCTACACCATAAGAATATGATCCATAAGTACCGTATCCATAGCCAGTCTTTAGTGTTGCGTCTGTAATTCCAGTCGTAAAAGTCGTAGGGGTAATGTCCTTCAAAACCCCATCTTCATTCATTACATAAAGTTTTGATGGCGTCCCAGCAGCGATCCAACGCGACCCAGAGTTATCACGCCAAGCCAATAAACCTCTGGCAACGCCAGTCATTTGACTGCTTGATCTCTTGCGCCACCCACCCCAAGGTCTTAATGTGTTCTCAAACCAACGCACAAGGTTGGAGTCGTACCACCGACCCATAGACTGATATTCAGTTCCATTGCGGTATACGCCAGCAGGGATTTTGAGAGGTACGAGTGCCATAGGGTCTAATTATGCTGAAAGATTGGACACAAAGGTCATTGTCGCAACGATTGAAGCCGTGGACGGTCTAGTTGGTGATGTTCCTGCTGCATAGGCTTGGATGGTCACAGCCGTATTCGTAGTAGACCACCAAATCTCCACAAAGTCGTTTGCATTGAGAGTGACAAAATAGTTCCAGCCAACAATGATATGACCGTCAATTCCACCATGAGAGTTTGGAACACTAACAAATCCAGTCGACCCATCTATATCTATACCAGCTCCAGAAGCGTCTTTACGCAACCAAATGCTTACATCATGCAGTTGCGTATCGGTGTTTTGCATTTGCACGCTAAATTGCAAGTTATAGATACCAGCCTGTGCGACAGTCAGTCTCGATGCCTTACCGCCACTTGTCACGACAGACACGCCATTGGAGAAGTCTGTCGTGTTAAATGTCATCACCGTGGCGGTGTTAGCCGTAGCCGTCTGGTCTGTGGAGTCTTGAAACGCGCCATAGGGAGCATTTAAGAACCTCGCACCACGCGGTGACGCAATGTTTTGCAAGAAGTTACTTACCTTGGTGAAGTAAGTTCTCAGAGATGCATTTGTCTGGGCAACAGTCAGGCGCTCATACTTGTCTTGCGGGTTAGGCAAGTCTGGTATGGCTGGCGTCTGAAGCTGTTGGTAGAGATTCGTCATACAGCCTTGTTGTATTCCTCTTGCGTCAACAAACCTATGGCGTATTTGTTCTGAGGTCTAAAGATGGTCAACTTCTGACCACGCATCTCAGGCGCAAAACTTATATGTGTCCAACTTGCGAATTCGTGGATCATCTGGTCAAACTTGATGCCTGCTGCCTCGATAGCCTTACAGACCGCCAAGGGATTGCCAAAGTCCTTGCAAGTAAAGTCAATAGCCCAGCCGTCCATGTGAGAGGAAATCTTAGACCCGCCAACAGCCACATTAACTTCTGGCAGACGCAACCAAGAATTGACATGGATGGACTTACCCAACAACTTCCTTATCTCCTCCATGCCAGCAGCAGCCTTCTTCATGTTCTCTAATTGTTGCGGGGAAGGCTGATTGCTGATACCCATTCTTATGGCGGTGTCAGAGTGCGTTGCCTCCTCAAGACTGAAATGCTCACTTAGTTGCATCGTCTTCCCCCACAATTGCCTGCGCCACGGCAGCAGTTGCCTTGCGTCCAGATATACCACCCAAAGTTCCAACGCCCATAAAGGCAATGGCTTTCAATATCTCTAAGAACACGCCATCAATGGGTGCGAGTTCTGGGTCTTGCTTCTCAAAGCCTATCAACCACAACACGCCAAAGGCAATGACCATGACCATGATGGTGATAGATCGCACTACAAATGCCCAGACATGGACTTCTACCTCTTCAACGGTTGGCTTTTCCTTTGGTTTATTTAGCCACGCCAAGATAAATTCTTTCATTTTGCACCTTTCATCAGTTCTTCAGTTTTAGCCTTACTACCAGCAGATGAACCCCTGTGGAAGTTCACAACCGTACCCGTCAAAGTCCAGAGTGATCCAAGTGCGGTGAATGCCATTGACTTGTTTTGCTCTGGCACGCCAATGATAAAAACCACAAATGTCATGGTCAATGCACCAGCAATGATGGCCACATCAATGACATAAGCAATATTCTTGGCGAGCCATGATGCGGTTGCAGAGTTCTGAATCTCTGAATTCATCTTTCTAGCGTCAGCAGTATTGGCGGCATCAATCTTTGCCATCTCCAACTCTAGTTCTGCTAACTTCTCTGCCGCCTTTGGATCGCCAGCAATAGCCTTCGCAACAGCATCAACGGAATCAGAAACGCCAAACTTACTAGCCAAAGCGGTAACAGCAGCCCCACCCAAAGGGCCAGCGACAGCAGTTGCCAGCGAGGGTGCGACACCTTTGAGAAGACCGAGTAACTCATTCATTTTGACCCCTTCAATTCTTCCTTGAGCTTGCGTAACTCTTTGATCTCTTTCTTTAGTTGCGCCTTCATGTAGAGTGTCTCAATGTAGGCAATGCTGGTTGCTGCAACGATGATGCACAACGCCACCGCACTTAGAACCCACCCGATAAGACGCGCAGTTGCCACATCAACCACCCAAAGATCAAAGATATAAACACCACTCCAATTGCTCCTGCCGTTATCTCAATGCAACGTATCTCTTCGCGTTCTTGCTTCCATCTCGCCAATCTCGCTCTGCGAATCATCTCAGACCTAGCCCATTCCTGCTCTTGCTCAATCTTTTGATACATCTTCAAGAATCGGCTATACAAATCCTTCAACTCTGCTGGCGCATAGACCATCGCCTCTCTAACTTGCTCAAATAACTTCTCCATCTGCAATTCAATTAAGGCACGCTCAATTGCCTTCTTGCTGGTGTTTTGCGTTGGATCGTATTTGGTCTTGCTCTCCTCTTCTAATTCTGCGTAGTGCTGGTTGATTGCTTGCTGCGCGTCAAATAGGACACCAAGTTTTTCGCCAATGTCCTTAATGAGATTAAGTTCCATCTCTTCGTAGGACTGTTGCTTGGCGGTTGGCTTTGCCTTCTTTTGCGCCACAGGCTTTGGCGCATCTGTCTGAGACTTTGTTTTAAATAGTCCAATGAACCAATCAAAGATGCCTTTGATAGCCTTAACGTCAGAGATGACGCCTTCAACAGTTTTCTTAGCTCCTTCCAGCTCCATGCGACCTTCGTGAAGCATTGCACAGCCTTGCTTGATAAAGCCGACTGCGCTTTGCGCCATAAGGAGAAGGGAGAAAGGGTCAATCTTTCACCTCTTTATAAATCTGGTATATCTTGTGACCGATCATCAAGATGGTGTAAATCAGCGTAGCCCACAGCACCAGTTCGCTTACCTGATAGCCTGCAACGGTTGCAAGCGATACGGTGACTGGCGGTGCTACCTTGGCGACGATTGCGGTTGCGCCTTCGGTTGTGTGTTCTGTGGTCATGTCGTACCTTCATCCGCTGGCAAAGGCTCGTTGCCCTCTTCCAGCCACTTTAAATAGGCTTGGTAGTCTGTGTTAGCAGGATCAAATGGGATAAATGCGTTGTCTGCAAGTCTAATAACCCCACTAACTTGGCTTGTTAAAGAATCATTTCTTAATTTATACATTTACAACTCCGCAGAAATAGATAAATATGCGCCAGAATTTAAGTTATAGGCAAAACATATACCTGAACCACTAGCATCCCATTCAACCCTTGATGCATCTACGCCACTAGAAGCAACATATAAATTTGCCGCATTTGAGTAACTCCAAGTTCCATTTACAGTAACAGTAGGAGATGCTCTTTTATTTACTTTGTAATAAAAAGTTGAGCGTTGATTGCCAGAGGTAGCACCACCAGCATATGTTTGAAAGAGAACACTATTTGAAGTTTGTCCAACAATCTCATAATACCGCTGGCACAAAGCCAACTCAGTACCATAAGGTCTGTAATCAAACGATGTTGCGGTACTGCCTTTTTCTAGTTGTACGCCTGTGACTTGCCATGTTGCATTTAGCGTTCCGATGACTGATGTTGCGCCAGTCGCTGAAATATACAAACTACTTGCCCATGCACCAGCAGTTCCGCTGTAAGTAGAACCAA